AACTATGCGACCGCTCGATGATGGGACAAATAATTCAGCACCTACTTCGCCCACGATGTACGGCTTGTTTGCTGAAACCATGCCGCCTTGAGCCAGCTTAGGAATTTTTTGCAAATCTTTTGATCCGGGCTTCAAATTGTTAACGATGTTATATCCTGAAATAAGTAAATTTAAACCTGTGATGATTCCGTTAATCGTTGCGGTTAGTGCCCTGATTGCTATTGATACTCCGTCAATAATGAGCGCAATACCGTTAAATGCTACCTTGAAAGTCGTACCGATAAACGACGCAACAGGTTTAGCGATAACTAGAAATGCGGTTAAGCCCGCACCTAGCAGCTTAAAAAATCCTGTGTTATCGGATACAGCGTCGCCGATCGCGCCAAATATGGACTTTACGCCTTGAATTACTGGCGTGAGCGATGTTTTAAATATTGGAATTATGTATTTGTTCATATAGTCCCACAGCGCGGTTAAGCCCGGAATAAATGTATCTTTAAAATATGAACCGAGCGCCGTAAATACTGGCGATAGCTTCTCGCCGATGTCGGTCGATAACGTGGTGATAATTGGAACGATTTTATCGGTAAATATTGTAAGTAAGGGAGTAATCGCGTCGAGTACGAACGCTCCGACGGTTTCCTTACCCTCGTCAAATGCGAGCTTTAATCTATCCATTTTGCCAGCAAATGTTTCGGCTTTTTCTGTAGCTTGTCCGCCAAATGTTTCAGCTAGTTTTGCCGTTACTTCCTCGAAGCTCATCGACTTAAGATCGGCTGAAGCGATACCAATTCCGAGTTTTCCTAGACTGGCAGTATTGCCCTCGACGGCTTTACCTAATGCGTTAGATACAGCTTCGAGTGATTTACCTGTACCCGCTGAAATGTCGAACGCTAAACTTGCTAGTTTTTGAGCTGCTTCGACGTCGCCAGTTGCGCGAACTAATCGTTCGAGCGCTGGACGTAATTCGTCGTCTGTAATTCCGAGTGCTAAACCTTGCTGGCTAATATATGACTCAGTAGCCGCGATGGTTGCGTCTGTTGCCCCTGTAACGTTTGTTAATGTGGTCGCGAGCTTAGCTTGTGCAGCTTCGTCCTCGATCGCCGACTTGACTCCATCGACTAGCAATACGCCAGCGTAAGCAACGGCAGCAGCGCCAGCGACAGCAAACGCAGCGCCAGCCTTTTTGCCAAAATCGCCTAATTTAGTTCCAAATCCTTCGGTTTCGGTATTGGCTTCGGTTAATCCTTTTTTTAGATTATCGACGTCAGCTAATATCGAGAGCTTGAGCGTTCTTGATCCATCAGCCATTAGTCGAACCTCTTAACTATTGAAGTGAACGCTTTTTCCCACTCAGCGATAAGATAACTTTGCTCAGCTCGAAGCGTTGGATAAATAAAATAGCCAGTTGATCCTCGCCCGGTTGATCCCGACCAAATAGGAAACTGTTTAAATTTGTTTGATCCAAATTCTGAGCCGCCCCATAGATCGCGAGTCGTTGCGCCGCCGCTAAATTTCTGTCCAGCAAAACCAAACGAAATCTCGCCGATTTTAGATGACTTGCTTACCTTAGAACCCTCAGCAATTCGACCAGCTACGGACGCGGAATTAAGCGAACCAGCTGCCGATTTGATCTTACCCTGTAAATAAGTCGCAAGCGCACTTGATTGTTCTTTAGCTTGGCTAACGGCTTCATCGTCCATCGCTTTAAACGCACCAGTAATGGCTCGGAGTTCGGCTTTGTCGTATTGTACGACTTCCTTACTTTCCGCCATTTCGCTTCTCCATGATCTCGAGTGCTGTCAATATGTCCGCCGCGTCAACCCACTCACTCATCGCAATACCTGTCGCGATCGACAGTTCTACGATTAAGTAGCTTAGGCTTCCTCGGCTGTGGCTTTTGGGCTTACAGTATCTCCGACCGTAATATCGACCACCATTTCGCACCATATTTCATAAGGCTTTACTGGCTTACCGGCTGCCTCACGCTTTAGGGCGTTCCATGCTAGGAACATTAGATCGGATATTCCGATTTTTTCCTGAGCCTGTTGAATTGTGTAACCTGTTTTTTGTTCCCACTTAGCGAACTCTGGCGGTTGCGCTGTCGTAGTAACTGTATTTCCGTCGCTTGTTTCGATATGTATTTGTAGTTTCATGCTCCCGATTTCTTTTCTGCTAGTTGGTTGGTGTAGTCACGCATGTAAAGCTAAGCGATACTGTCTGAGCGTCTGGAGCTGTGCCGCCAGCGCTAGGAAATATCGGTTGGACGCTGAAGCTAAAGACTGATCCGCTCGCAGCCGTAAAGACTACCGCTAACGGTGTGTTTGGAGTTGTCTCCGCTGCGTTCCATAATGAAGCGCACAGCGATCCGCCAGCTGTCCAGTCGGCAAGCATTTCGACATCGAAAGTACCTTGCGAATCGGTTGTGTAATAAGCTTTACCGTCTAGCGTTTGGTAAGTGTTAATAGTTGACTCGATGGTAAGAGTCGCGGCTGTTGCTTGCGCGTCATAAGTAGCACCAGCGATGGTGAAAGTTATATCGCGCCCGGTTACGATTGTTGTTGGCATTTGTTCTCCTAGTTTTCTTGCTTGTAGTAAGTGGACACGTCAATATCCGAAATAAGTAAATTACTCGAACCTAACGCAATAATCGACGGACGCGATACGTCGCCGACGATGTATCCCGACGGAATAGCCGCGAGAATCTGTATGACTAGCTTCTCGAGATTGTCGAGAGCGCCCGCGTTACTGTTATACGCGACGGCGGCTGATATTGTGAAATTGACTTTTAACTGAATTGCGCTACTGATTAGCGTGGTTTCCAAATATGGAGTACCCGGCACGATGATCGCAGCGGGCGGAATAACCGCCTCGGGTACTGATTCATAGACCGACGCAGTTACGCCAGCGAGAGCGGTCGCTAGTGGCGCACGAACGTTAGCCTGAATACTGGTTGGCATTTATTGACCCATAGTTTCGACGTCGATAAATGGAGCTAATAAACCTACGACTCGATTTTGTAATGATCGCCCGAGTACGAACGGCGATGGATTGAAGTCAACCTGAGCCGAAGTGTTTCCCGGTGCTGTAATCGATTGAAAGACTTCAACCGATACGACTAATAGCGCCGACTTTACGGGCGCTACGCCTGAATATAGATCGTCAGCTGTTGAGCCATCAAGTACGGCTAATCCAGCGGGAATCTTAGGCGTGAAAATTTGATCTGGTGCTGCTGTTGCTGTCGTAAATATGTATGGCGCGATTTGATGATCGTTAACTGTAACGGTTAGATCAAACGCAGCACCGCAGCCTGAAATAATTACAGCTTGACCCGGTACGAAATAGTTAATCCGTTGAGTCGTATAGAACGCCATGCCATCTTTGACTTCGATCCCTGTAATCGCTGACTGATAGCCAGTTAGTAACGGCAAGATCGCGCCCTCGGCACTTTCGATCATTAGATCAAGATATGCGTCCGAGTAAAGAGAAACGCTAACACCTAGCACGTCGCGAAGTTCTTGCGCTGTAACTATTTGTGGCATTAGCGTTCCTCTCTCGATTCTGCTCGGTCGCCTCGGGAGCGAAACGACCGATGATTATTTATTTATGGGAGATTATTCCAGCGAGCGCCGCCAGCAACCTTTGTGGCTAACGCGCCATAGCCGTAGTACAGGATATCGATTGTGCCGTCTGAGTTAACGTTAGTGCGTAGCTCGAAACGTGGACTTTCGTACCATGTATAGGAATCTGGATTGATAACAACCATTGAAAGATCGCCGTCAGCTGTTGTTGATCCAGCGTTTCCGATTGAACGTGAAACGAATAGATTCAGACCTGGTGAAACTAAGCCGCGAAGTGAATCGCCGCGAACGTTACCAGCTGCGTTTGATGGTTGCGCTGCATTGTAAAGAGGTGCGCCATTGTCGTTGTAACCCATGATTTTGCCCCATTGAGTTGGAGAGACTACGAGTGAGCGAGCGAATCCTAGTGATGATCCGTACACGTCGGCGCAAGCTGCCGATGTATAACCTAAGAATCCTGTCGCTGAGTTAGCTGCTTGAGCTGTTACTGATCCGTCGTTGTTGATTTGAGCTGTTGCAAACTCGTCTGTGACCTTAGAATACGCGAACTCAAGATTTTGTAGGAGAGCCTGTAGGTAGCTGGGATCAGAGCGATCTATCAGCTCGATCGTGGAAATTGCGCGACCTTTAAAGCTCTGAACTGGAACTGAAATGTAAGTCGCGCTTAGGCTTGACTCTGTAATCGCAGTATTTTCGGCGATATCTGAAACGGTTGGC